CTCAGTTCGAGCAAGCTGTTGACGTTGTTTTCACTGCATATTACGATGTTCTAAGTGAAGGCATCATGGGATCGGAGGAGATAATGGCAACAGTTGTAAGATCAGCTAGCTCTGGTGTTCCCTGGGGTGCGGCTGGTTTCAAAACAAAGGGTGACTTCTATGACTCAGGGGAGTGTGTAGAATACCTCAAAAAGTATCTTGTCTGTAGGGACAGACCAGATCCTGTTTGGAAGGTGGCTCCCAAGAAGGAGTGGAAATTACTCGATGAAATTTTGATGGACAAGTTGAGAACGTTCATCATACCTCCTGTTAATTTTGCCTACGCACAGAAGATGCTGTACGGTAGGCAAAATGAGGGAATGAAATTAGTGTCTCATTCAGCTTACGGGTTTGATCCGTATCATGGCGGCGTGAATAGAATGGCCGAAAACCTCATGAAGAATAGGTTTTTTGCTTGTTGGGATGTTAAGGGTTGGGATAGAAACCTCCCATTGCTGAAGGAAGTGTACCGATTGCGTAACTCTCTTCATGGCGATGAGTGCGAAGATCTCAGGGATCTTCGGAAGTTCGTTACCCGGAACACTCGAAAGTCTTATCTGCTACTACCAGATGGAACTGTCGTTTATAAGCAGAACGGCAATAATTCTGGCAGTGTCAATACGACAACCGACAACATTCTAGCCCACGAGATCATATTTGAATTGCTCAAGTTCAAATTGTATCCGGAAGGCTTTATGAGAGACGAGGTCGTTTGCTATATCTTTGGCGACGACATAGTTGCAAGTTTTCCCAGCATACCCGACAACTTCGAGAAAGTCGTCAGGGATGTCTATCTATTGTTTGGCCTCCAGCTAGACCCATTCAAGGCCTCCATTTATCTCACTGATATGGAGTTTCTTGGATTCAGTTTTAAGAGAATTCAAGAAGGTTGGATACCACAATATAACTCTTCTAGACTTATAACGGCTTTCTGTTATGAACTAGAAAAAGGGAAAACAACCGCTGATTACATATCAAAGGCTTGGACCCTCACACTCATGTCCGCTGGATGTGGGGAGAAAGTCTTTAATGTGTTAAGATCAGCACTCAATTACTATAGGCGCAGATATGCCCGTAGTAATGACCCTACTATACAGGCGTTCGTTGGTCCTCCGTTGCTGGACTACAACGACTGTATCAATTTCTTTCTCGGTTTGGAAACATCGAATTCTATTTTGGAGGAGTTGGGATTTAAATATGAATTCGCGGAGAGCCAAAGCTACTGCTTCGAGTCAGGGTGTTCCTGCCTCGTCGCAACAACCGAAAAAGAAGAAAATCGAGGCTAAGCCTCAAACTAAGCGTAAAGTGGTTGTGAAGGCCGCTTTACCACCCAAGAAGCAAGCTGCTTCGAAGGTTAATACCACTTCACTATCATCCGGGTCAATGATACCGCGTGGTGCGCCATTCAAAGCTAACCCGGCTATGAAGCACACCCCGGAAAGAATCCAGAGTAATCTCAAGCGCAAGTCGCCTTGGTATTCCTCTTTGATAGACCCTTTACATGGTGCTGACTGTAAGATACCTGATGCTACAGGTGTCCAAACCGGCACTATGCAGGTTGTTACTCGTGCGGCCTTTAGCATCAACTCTGTTGGTGTTGGAGGTGTTCACTTTAACAATTTGTTGCCTTTCGGTGGGGCTGGTTCTAATGGCGCGTTCTACAACCCATTGACGTCCACTGCTACGAACATCAATTGGGATCCGTTGAACACGATAACATTCTCATCCAATGCATCTCTCAACTCGTTTGCCTCTGCAACGCGAGTTGTGAGTGCCGCATTATATGTTATATGTGAAGCGTCTCTTAGTAACAATGGGGGTGTCATGACTGGCTATGTATTACCATGGGATTCCTATGGTGCTACAGTGTCTATCACTAATGCCCAGAACTCTTACAAGAGCGCCATTATTCCGGTCAACAACAATCGTCCGCTTGTTGTAAGGTACTTTCCTATAGACATGTCTACTCACGACGATGGTTCGCTTGTTCCCTGTAATTACTCAACATTTTGGGAAACAGGAAACTCGGACAATCCACAATGGGAGATAGGTTGCGTGTGTACTGGTTGTGCTCCTGATGCCACATTTGAGGTGATTATGTGCGTTAATTATGAGTACGTTCCTATCACGAATGCTTTGAACATCCTTGATAGTTCTCCATCCCCGCAAGACGCAATGGAGACTGACCTAGTTGAAAACTGGGTTCAAAGCATGCCAGTCGTTCAGATGACATCTTCAAAGAAAGTAGCGTCTTCTCCGTCTGTCGTACAACCTCAGCACGGAGAAGAGCAAACTGGATTTGGTATGTTTGCTGACGTAGTAAAAGAAATACTACC